GCTGGCGAGGTCGCCGCGCAGCCGGCCAGCAGCAGCGCGGGCAGCATCGGCATCGGCCGCAGCGCGCGCCAGAGCCAGGTCCGCATCGCGTGCAAGAGCGTCGAGGTGTTCACGGTAGGCGCCTTCCCTTTGTCGGTAGCGTTCTGATTCGCGCAGCGCGGCGGTGGCGGCGGCTTCGCGGTCCAGGGCCAGGTCAGAGCGTGCCTGCGCTGCATCGCGCTCTGCGCCCAGCCGGGCCAGCGATTGCCAGACCAGCAGCACTGCCAGCAGCAGGGCCAGCAACTGCCAGGCATGGGCCTGCAGGCGGGCCATCACGGCTGGGCCTCCATGCAGGCCGCGTGGCGTGCCTGCTGGCGGGTCCACACGCCGCGGCAGACCTTGTTGCCCGGCGTGCTGCAATCGAAGCGCCAGCGCACGGGCCTGCCCGAGGCATCCCAGCGGTAGGCGCTGAAGCCCTGCAGGGGCTGGCTGCTGGTCATGTAGCGCCACGCCAGGTAGGCCTGGCAGGCGCCGGCATAGTCGCCGGCCCGGGTGCTGGCCAGCATGCTGGAGCCGCGCCAGGCGCCGCAGCCATACTGGCCCGCGAAGTCCACGGCCTGGGCGAACTCGGCCGCATGCACGGGTGTCTCGCCCAGCGTGTCGCGCACGCAGGCGCCGTACTGCTGCTCAAGCAGGTGGGTGGCCAGTTCGCGGGCGCGTTCGCGCGTGATCGGCGGGTCGCCCATGGCCACGCGCGTGCCATCCTCGTAGCGTGTGGCCCCGTGGCCTATCGTGGGCACGTCGCCCTTGACGGGGATGACCGGCCTGGCGCTGAAGCCCTCTGCGGCAATCCAGGTGGCCAGGATGGCAGCGCCTATCCCCAGGCCCGCGGCGGGGACGCGGCCCGTGCTCATGGCACGGCTCCGGTATCGGAGGCCGCCGCCTTTTGGCGGGCGGCGGCTTCGGCCTGCCGTGTGCGGCGGTCCTCGCGCTCATTGCGCCAGCGCCACAGCAGATAGGCGGCCTGCAGCAGAACGTAGAGGATGGTCAGGGCGGTGGCGGTATGGGTCATGGTCCAGCCGCTGGCCACGTTCGCGGCCACGACCGTGACCGGGGGCGCGGCCTTGGCGCCTTCCACGGCGGCTGTCTTGACAATGGTTTCGCGGTCCATATCAGTCCCAGAAGCTGATCAGCGGCAGGCTGGGCGCCCGGGCGGGCTCGGCCAGTTCGACGGCAAGGCCGGCGGGCAGATGGGGACCGCGGATGGCCAGGCCGGGGTTGCGCTCCAGCGTGGCCTCCACCACGCCGCGTGTGGCGCCAAGCTGGCGCATGCACAGCTCATCCAGCGTTTCGTATTCACGGGCGATGGCAAGGGCCTGCATCAGCGGCCCTCCCGCAGGCAAAGGCAGGCAGCGCGCGCACGCGGCGACGCCGCCGGATCCTGCGCAGGCACGGCAGCAGGCAGGGGCATAAGGGCGGGAATGGCAAGACTCACAGGAACTCCTCGTGGGCCCCGGCCCGCGCGGATCCGCCTTCGGCATCCGCCACGCCTGTCGCTGCGGATGGCGGAGGACGCCATGGGCCACCGGATCACGATGGCACCGGACGGGTCGGTCTGTTCAGGCACGCGGGCCGGGGTATGAATGCCATGGTTGCCCACCGGCGGCGCCCGGGCAATCGATGCAGCCCGTGCGCAGCCTGTGCACGCCCGCACCTGGATGGACGCGGCTTCAGGCCTGCAAATGAAAAGACCCCGCATCGCGGGGCCTTGCAATGGCGGGGCCGTCAGCGCTCAGCCGCGCTTGCCACCCTCCGCCCGGCTGCGGTGCAGGTGGTCCGACAGATCGCCGGCTGCGGCACTGAGCCTGCGCGAGACGGGCAGCAGCAATGCGTTGATGGCCGAGGCATGCACGGCCGAGCCCCGGGCTGCATTGAGCAGCTCGCAGATGGCTGCCACTTGCTCGCTGGCGCTCTCCACATCGTCCCTGACCGTCTCAATCTGGTGCTGCATCACGTCTTCTTTCTACTGTATGCGCATACAGTATATGGCGTATGGGCGAATGTTTCAATTTGATCCGACCCCGCCGGCAGGCTCCTCGAGGCATGTGGGTGAGAGCCGGTCTCCTCCCTGCCGGACATGTCCTTCGGCGGGATTGCCGCTGTGCCAAAAGGCTGCTCCGTGCCCGCATGGATCCCGCTTTGAATATGCAAGTGATTGATTTTTAACGGTTGACGACCCGCCCCCCGCGCACCACGCACGAACACTGCTCAACTGCGGTGAACACGGCATAAGCCCGCTTCCCCTGGAGGAATGAATGCCTGGGGTCCGATTGCGGGATTCCCCGCAAGAAGCTGCGCCCGGAGGGTAAAACCGCCTCGTTTATAATGTCCGGCTTCGCTTACATCACGGGTTGAGCGAACCATGTGCGGTCCCCAGCGGCCAGGCGCATGTGATGTAAGCCCTTGAAAAAAAAAAAAAAAAAAAAAAAAAAAAAAAAAAAAAAAAAAAAAAAAAAAAAAAAAAAAAAAAAAAAAAAAAAAAAAAAAAAAAAAAAAAAAAAA